TCAAGTTGGAGGCGTTTGGAATGAGGTGTCCCGACGATATGTGGACGAAGAACCAGAGTTCTATTTTCCTCAATCCATCGTGCGTAGCGGCTCTTGTGGATGTACGTGCTGTAGTCCTGATTGATTTGCATTGTTGTGTTGTTTCTCCAGAGCCTTTTCAAGCTGGGTTAAATGATGTTTCATGAGGTGTGCTTCACGTTCAACAGCAGTGACAAGCCATTTGAGTTCTATAGAGGCAAAGGTATCTTCTGCTGGAAGCACTTCCTTAACACCTTGGTTTAGAAATAACATGTCGTTTGTAAGGTCCCGCTTAATGCGGTGAGTATAGTCAGCTAAATAAAGTGGGTGCATCAATTGAAGAGCGAGAGTGCCTTTACCTTGTCCTTTTGGGATTCGGGAGGTGCAGTGTGACTTAGGGGACCACATGCCACAGCCTGTCCTTCCTCATCCACTAGGAAGCCTCCAATGAGGCATTGTGCATGATAGGCTTTGATGCCTAGCTCCACACCCCGGTCATGTACATATTTGTATGAATAGAAGAGACCTGCCACTAGGGCAAGGACACCTAAGGCCTTCAGGACATTCCTGGTATTAATGTTAATTTGCATTGCGTTTCTCCTGTATAGTACAATAGGCACACCATCCTTTGCGTAGCCATCCGCCACACTTAGGACATTTCAAATGGTCCCGTTTACTCATTCATTAAAGCCTTCCATGAAACTGTAAACTCCTTGGGGATGTGGTCATTAATAAGCTGGGCAATATCTCGTGTTTCTTCTTGTGCATGGGGATCAAGCCGTTGCTTACACACACGAGCAAAGAACATAAGGCTACCTGTCCACCACCATTCAGTCATAGTATTTTGTGGTAGCACCATACGGGCTTGTTCAGGTGCCACTCCCTTAGCCAAGAGGCCATCGTAGGTTTGAAGCGCTATCCCAACCATGCTTTTAAACCAATCGTCAGGTATATCTACTTCACCACTACTACCTTGTTTAGCATTAACCGGCCTACCACGCCACACCTCAGGAAAATAGAACTCTGGTTCTTCGTCCACATATCGTCGGGACACCTCATTCCAAACGCCTCCAACTTGATGCTTGACAAGCTGCCTGGCCACAAATATAGGCGCAGAAATTCGAAAAGTGATAGAGGTATGTGCAAATGGGCTCCAGTGGCCATGTTTACTGAGATAAGATATAAGTCTAGCATCAGAGTCCTTTAAAACAGGTGGGCCATGACCATCATGATTATCATACAGATAATCCCATGCACTCTCTTTATGGAAACTAACCCGAGCTGCATTTACAACACTGAGGTCAGACCCCATGCTGTCAATAAGTTCAACGGAAGGTTGTGCAATTAGCATTCAGCAATCTCCTTGTGTAAATACTTTTGTATGAGCTGACTGCCCTTCATATGATGCTTGTTCTTTCTCTTCGTCTTCCAGGTTGTCTAGGAAGTCTTGAATGAGCTGTTGTGCTTCTTCATCTTCCACCATGCGTTCCAAGAAACGCTTCTTACCAAGGCGCTTCTCGTTCTCTAATTCTTTATAGTTCTTTTCAATCATGTTATGAAAGTAAAGTTAGAATAGGATGTTGTTTCATAACAAAGCATCTTCCAGGTTAGCACGCTGTTCTACAACAATGTCGTGTAGGGCCTCCACCAAATCTTCCATGTCAAACCCCAATATGTCTAGAAACGTATATACATCTAGCTGAGCCACAATGAGGGCCTTCAGATCAGAGAGTTCGTCACTCACGTTGGTGTTCCATTGCTTCGTCCATTAAGTTCATTTGTACCCATTTCTTGTGAACTCCGTCAAGATGGATATGGGGTTCATTCTTAGCCTCTTCTGTCTCTACAAGTTTCTCTAGGAAGTGGATGGCTTTCTTAATGTCATTAAGGCCCCCCTTCTTCCGCCAGCGGGTAAGATATTTAATTGCTGTCCCTTCTAGATAACCAATGTTATTGGCTAAAATATAGTCCCAGCATTCAATGGTTGACTTGTAGTGGGTTCCGTCTACTTGTTTTTCATTTGCGCTCATATTTCTTTCCTAAGTATTCTAGAGAAACGGGCATAACATCAAACTCACCATCAACAACATTGTGCATCATGATGACACCACGCCAATGTTTATTTCCTTGGGGACCCATGTAATCCTCATCGTGTATGTAACATGAGCCCGCAATGATGGATGTTAGTCGTCTACCATCACCCCTATGTGCCATAGCAATTTGTAAACCTTGTTGATGGCCTGCGACAGTGGACATATGCTTTTTACTCAGAGTGAGAGCAGCACTACCCACAGGACGACCAAGAGGACCGGAGACAAAATAGTGAGAGAAAGCCACCCCACCGATAACCACAACCTCAAGGAATGGATGAACCTCCCACCCATACTCTTTATATTTAAGATCATCAGTGGAAAGCACTCCTTCTAGTTTTGCATCGTTATTTACGGCTTTATCAATACGGGCTTCATGATTGCCAAGTAGAAAGACCATCCGAGGCTGATAGAGTCGGTGGCGAGACTTACGCATGTTGTGGTTATATTCTTGGATTGGTGCCAGCAATAGCTCCATTCCTTGAATAGCAGCAGTAATGTCAGCTTTATACCTTCGTCCCTCGAAATCTTTCTTACCCACATCATAAGATGAAAGGCTAGGCATATCCGCAAAATCACCAGCGTTAACGATAACATCAGGCCTCTTCTCCACAATATATTGTCCGATATGGGACAAATAGGATAGGTCTACTCCAGGTTTTACTTGACAATCTGGAATGTATAAAATCTTCAATGTGTTTGTTCCTCATCGTCTACGGGAGGAAAGTTCATGTAGTCGTCCTCATCTTCAATAACCTGCATTGGGAGGGCTCCTGCTTCCATAAGAGTGTTGAGTCCTACAGCAAGGACATACTCATGTTCTTCTGGAGACAAGGTACCTTTGAAGGACACCTCACCCTTCTTTGTCTTAATTACCTTCTTCACGTCCATAATCCATCCCTTTCTATTTGAGAATTACTGCAGAAGTCTAACCACATCTTCTGTAAATGCCAGTGGCGAAAGCCTCCCAAAGTGATTAGCCACAGTGGAAGACCCGGTAGCATGAATAATACCGAAGTGACGCCCCAAAAAATTCCCCAAGGAAACTTCCATTTGGTTCCTGGAATCTTGAACCAATCACTTAAAACCATTGAATTCCTTTCGTTGTTGGGATTCATTATAGCTTTTGATTTTATGACAACCTACACATAACACCTGTAGGTTTTCTTTTTTGCAGAAAAGCCGTTCAATAAAAACATCCCAAGAGATGAAGCCTTGTTCTGGATGAACAACAGGCTCTATATGATCTACCACCACCTCTTTAGCAGGAAACTCACCTTCGCAGAGAGCACACAGATAGTGTTTGCCTTCTCTGTTTGTCTTGGTGTTTAGTCTCTGTCCTACATATGCCTCGTTCAGACATTCATATTTGGGTGGGTAGCGTCGTGTACCTGCACGTAGCACGGAGGTTACAAAAGCCTTTAAACGTCCTTCTGTCCAGGAGGTTGCCAATATTTCTCCTCCTCAGTTAAGATGTATAGCAGAGAGGCATTCCGATGCATGGTTTCTGCAACCAACTCCCCGTCGAATAGATTGGAAGCATTATCATATACATCCCGTACATAATAATACATGTCTTCCTCTTCAGTCATGCTGTCAATGGGTTCTTGTAGTTTCGCCACAAACTTGGGGCAAGACCCTCGCAGAGCACCATCAAAGCCAGGAATGTTGTCGCTCTTGTCTCCCAAGATAAGCTGTTTATAGAAGGTGCGTAGACCATCTAGAGGAGACACCAGTTTAAATTCCTGGTTAACCCAATTGAAGTGTTGTCCTGGTATCATCAAGAGGTCTTTGTCCAGACTACAGATTCGACTGGCTCCGTCTAGCTGTGTTTGACGGATGCCCAGCATGTCATCTGTTTCTTTACCATTAACAACAGTGGCACCATATTGAGTGACAAGCTGTTCACGACAGGACTCTAGATAGGTGGGTTTTTCTTTGGTGCGATTGGCTTTGTATAGCGGGTAGATGTTGTAGCGGAAGTTGTCACTACCTCCAATGTAACACTCAATGTCAGGAGAATTTGTGGCGACACAGATTCGACTAATCATATCGTTGAGCCGCCATATAGCTACTTCAGGGGGCTCTAGGAAGGGCTTGGCCTTTGTTGGTTCACAACTAGCACTAGCCCTGTACGCAATTAGGTCACCGTCCAATAAATTAATTATTTTGCTGTCTCCAAATATTGGTGGAGATAGTGAGCAAAAGCATCTACAAATTCCTCATCATGGGGGAGGTTTTTCCCCATGCTAAGCATGATGGCATGGACAAGTTCGTGACAGAATGTTTGCTTACGCTGCGGAGGTTTAAGTCCACTGAGCACTTGGATGAGGTTGTCTTGAAGGTGGGTAACACCATAAGCACCAATGAGTTTCTCAACCTCTTCGACTTGCCAGGTAATACCTGCTAATTGAAAGGTCTTAGGTATTTTCATCAGGAACGAACAACCTTGAATCCATATTGTGAATAGGTGTCACTATATTTACCATATAGCTTGGTCACTAAACGACGAACATATTTCTTAGCTTCTTGGTAGGTGGGGAAGCTTTTGGTGTTATAGCGCTTCCATCGTTCCACAAATAAGTCTAGTTGTTTGTCTAGATAGGGTTCTGTTTGAATTAAAATTTTATACATGTTACTCCACCTCCACGTCATTAGGCATGTCAAACAAATCCTTCTTTACAGTTTGTTCCGGTGTTTCCATTACATAGGCAACAAGAGTGTCAGCCAAGGCCAGAACAGCTTCAACAGTAGGAGGAGACTTAGCACCCACAGTAGTTGGTTCGATTCCAACACCATCCACCCCCTCTTTTAAGAAAGAAATAAACATGCAAATTTCAGTGCTTGCTACTAGCGTAGCCACCCTAATGAACAAGCAAGGTAAGCCCTACCAACAGCTTGAGGTGTCGTTTAAGAACCTTACGTTTGGTAAGGTGGAGAGTAAGAAGCTAATGCCCTTCGGTGCTCAGGAAGGTGCCTTTAAAGCCCTCAGTGGTGCTAAGCAAGGTGATGTGTTTGAAGTCACTGTGGTGAAGAATGCTGCAGGTTTTAATGATTGGACCGCTTGTGTACAAGCAGCACCAGGGAGCGTTGAGACTACGCTTACAACGCCTGTAGCAACCGGGTCTATCAACAACAAAACAGTACAGGTAAAAAGTACATATGAAACCCCTGAAGAACGTGCCATCAAACAACGGTACATCATTAAACAGTCATCGCTCTCTGGTGCAATTAACCTACTTACTGTGGGTGCTAAGTCTCCTCCTACTGTTGAAGCTGTTCTGGCCCTGGCTGACACTCTTGTGGCCTATGTAATGGAAACACCAGAACAAACTGTAAAGAAGGATTTGTTTGACATGCCTAATGACGTAGAGGTAGAATAATGTATAAAATCATGAAAGAAGTTTGTGGTGGTTTTAAACGATATAACACTAAAAGCTTTAATGACTACCAAGAAGCTAAGAAGTATGTTCGTCGTTTAGTGACAAAACTATATGGTAAATATAGTGACACCTATTCACAATATGGATTTAAGGTAGTGCCCATTGATTAACCTCTTGGACGGGGACCTAATTGCATACAGGGCTAGTGCTAGTTGTGAACCAACAAAGGCCAAGCCCTTTCTAGAGCCCCCTGAAGTAGCGATATGGCGGCTCAACGACATGATTGAGCGTATTTGCATTGCTACAAATACTCAGGACATTGAGTGTTACATTGGGGGTAGTGATAACTTCCGCTACAACATCTACCCGCTATACAAAGCCAACCGCACCAAAGAGAAACCCACCTATCTAGAGTCCTGTCGAGAGCAGCTTGTCACTCAATATGGTGCCTCTGTTGTTAATGGTAAAGAAACAGATGACATGCTAGGCATCCGTCAAACACAGCTAGACGGAGCTAGTCGAATATGCAGTCTGGACAAAGACCTACTCATGATACCAGGACAACACTTCAATTGGGTTAACCAGGAATTTAAACTAGTGTCTCCTCTAGATGGTCTACGCACCTTCTATAAACAGCTTATCTTGGGAGACAAGAGTGACAACATTCCTGGCTTTGATGGTGCTCTGCGAGGGTCTTGTCCTAAGTTTGTAGCGAAACTACAAGAACCCATTGACAGCATGGTAGAGGAATGGGATATGTGGGATTACATTGTAGATGTTTATTTCAATGCTTGGAATGAGGATAATGAAGGCAATTGTCTAGACACCATTCAGCGTAATGCTTCCCTGCTATATATCTTAAAAGAGGAGGAGAAATATTGGCAACCTCCTGGACAGAAGGGCGATTAAAAGCCTTTGTAACCTCGGTCTTACGTGCAGGTACACGACGCTACCCACCCAAATATGAATGTTTAAACGAAGCATATGTAGGGCAGAGACTAAACACCAAGACAAACAGAGAAGGTAAACACTATCTGTGTGCTCTCTGTGAAGGTGAGTTTCCTGCCAAAGAGGTGGTGGTAGATCATATAGAGCCTGTTGTTCATCCAGAACAAGGCTTCATCTCTTGGGATGTTTTCATTGAAAGGCTTTTCTGCAAAAAAGAAAACCTACAGGTGTTATGTGTAGGTTGTCATAAAATCAAAAGCTATAATGAATCCCAACAACGAAAGGAATTCAATGGTT